CTCCCGGAGACGGCGCGGCCTGGTTTTGCGCGTTGAACTGGGCGATCTGTGCTTGCACCTCCGGGGAAACGGTTTGCGAAGTTGCGATTGTCGGCAACAAACTGTCCCACTGGCTTATGCCCTCACTTTGCTGCTGTTGGCTTGTCGTGCCAAGGCTCGCTGGCGAGGTGTTAATCGGCCCAGTGATGCCAAAATCGCTCTCAGCCTGATCGAGTGCGCTCATTGTTTGTGAAGTCAATCCGCCTTGAAGCTCGTTCATTATGCTCGATGACAATCCGGAATTTGCTCCAGCCAACTCCGGAAATACCGATTCCAGATTCGTGTAAGGGTCGGGGACTTGCACAGTGCCAGGCACGCCGCCAAAGACGCCGCTTCCGCTTTGGTTTCCGCTGGTCAGGTTGTACTGGAAATTTGGGTCGGTGTTCGCCGTCGCGGGAACGGCAGAACCGCCGCCGGGATTGGCAACGAGCGGATTGTTCGCAGCGGTGCCGCCTGACGGGTTGCCGACAAGCGGATTGGATACGCTTGAGCCTGACGGATCGCTCCCGAACAATCCGTAATAGTTATAAGATGGTAAACCTGCCATAAATCAAAAACATTTCGTCTGGCCAATGCGATAGGCGTGGCCGAGTTCGCCCATTGCCACAGGAATTTGCTCAATCGGCAACCAGTCTTCCAGTTCCCGGTTCAATTCCTGCACGGCGGCGAGCATGCATTCTTGTTCCTCCTGAAATTCGTTGGCTTCGCCAGCGACAACGGCTTGAACGGCCAGTTTCAACGCCTGAAGGTTTTGAATGACGATGATGTCATTCGGATTGACGGGCTGAATCTGGCGCAATTTCACCAGCGCAACCACGGAGCGAGACGGGTTGACGCCGGGCGGCGTGCCTCCGGGCGACAGGTTCAATTGACAGCCCATATGCAATTCTTGTTTGACATATTTCGGGTTGGTTTCCGAAGGCTCATATTCGGCGATTGGCTCCAGATAATTCCCGGTCGAGTTTGGAGCGAAAGCGGTTCCGATTTCGATGTATTGCGCTCCCGGAGCGCCGCGCACGACCAATTGCTCAAATTGCATTGTGGTTGGATTATACGCCTGCCCGCCGTAATTGGAGTTGGCTGCGGGTTGGTTGAAATCCAAGTAAAACGGCCCAGTGCCACGCGCGACGACCGGCGCCCACGAGTTCAAATCCGCGTTCCACAAAAATCCGATTGCCGCGCTGCCGGGCGTAGTTTCCCCGCCGAGGTTGAGGCTCTGACTGCCCGGCAAGCCGTCAATGGTGAGCGAAACATTTTGTCCGGTGTCGATGTTGTAGAGGTATCCGAATTGATACGTGGAAACAACCGCTGAATTGACGCCCCACAGTGTCATGTTCCCCTGCGTTGGAGATTTTATCACGCGGTCAATTCGACGAACAAAACCGGATGTCTGCGGCGATTGATTTTGCGTAGTGGCTGTGAGCGTCCAGCCATCAGACCACGTCATGCCGTCAACGTTGCGCGTGCGCAACCGCTGGTTGTTATTATCCACCCCGATGAGTGTGCAAGTGGCCCCAATGTCTTCCGGGACTTCGATGTTCATTTGCACGTAGCGGCCTTCGCCAAGGATGTCCTGAAAGACTGGCGTGAACCCTTTGTTGATGCAGTTGCGACGATGCCCTGCATGAAGACCGTCCCAATAACTTTGGCTCTGCCACTTTTGATCGTGCCAATCGAGGAAATCGAAAAACATGCCGTGCAATGGGATGTTCCCACGGCAATCGGCAATACGACGCACATGGTCAACATATCTCGGCCAAACCAGGCAACCGCGTTGAACACACGTCCGAATCGGAACGACAGTGCCAACCCAATCGCCGCGCGCCAGCAACCGCTTCGCGGCCTCTTGGACATATCCTCCGAATTGAGGATCGCTCGGCGAGCAACTCGTCACGTTTGCGATGTTACTGTTTTGGACTTCTGAAAATAAGGTGAACATACATCACGATGGAGGAGTATAAGGCAACGCAGGCGGGAATTGAGGTTGCGGTTGTCGGGATCCCATAATGCGCCCGCCCATGAGCCGCCAACCAAGTCCGGTAATCACCAGCTTCATTTGAAATGTGAACCCCGCCGAAAACCGCCGCCCGGTTCCTCCCTGATCCGCCGTTGCGTCAAACGCGCGGAGCGGTTTATCCAACCCAAGACGCGGCTGATACGACGGCAATCCCGGCACCGTGAATTGTGACCAAGGCTGATATTCCGATGAATAATCCGGGCGATAAAACGACTGAACCTGAACCTGGCCGTCGATTTGATCCATGAAGATTTCGCCATCCTCCAAAAACTTCCACTCGCGACTGCGCGGGTCTTTCTCACCAAAGTCGAAGACCGGAAATTCAATCGTGGTTGTGATCGGAATCGCGTTCGTTGCCGCTGTCGGCAGAATCTCCCAAAACTCAATCGTGTTTGCCGTGATGTTGTAATGGAACACGAAGCAGCGAATCACGCCGCTAAATTTGCCGGTGATTATTTTCAGGACATTCAAGTCCTGCCAAAGTCCGTCGTAAATCGACGGGGACTTGCCGCGCAGCGAGGAAATCGGATCGTAATTAGTTACGACAAGTCCAGTGTGATACACCCCCAATGGCCCTTGAACGGGGTTTTGAGTTTGAAGATGGCGATTGTCGAAATCCGCCGCGCGGCTGTACGGCAATAAGGCTTGGCTGTCGGTCGCAAGGTACTGCTGCACCTCCTGAGAGATTGGCACGTTCCCCCAAGTGTTGAAATCCCGGCGGCTAAGAATAAGGGAACTGATTCCGATTGGACTTCTGAAAATCACGTCGCTGTTTGAAATCACAGTTGAGTCTTGGGCGGTCGCCCCACTCGCAATTAAGGACTGTGTGAGAATCGGGCTGGTTGTCGAAAGCCAATTTGTGCTTAGAATCGGCACCGTGCATGAGTACACTGAAGTGTCTGTAAACACCTCCAATGGCCCCTGCCCAAGCGACACGTCAAGGTTTGCCACGAATACCAACGCTTGAATCTCACCCCCGGTATTGGGCACGGAGAAATTCCCGCCGCCAACGATCAGGGCGTTTTGCGTCACCTTCAAAACCGCATCCCGGAAATTGTAAAGTTTGGTGCCGCTCGAACTTCCGACTAAATCCCCGGCCATGAACGTGTATCCGCCCGGCAGGCTGACCCAGTTGTTGCCAAGACCATAAGCGCCCATTCGGCCCGGAGGCAATTCCGCCCCGGCGGCGGACGATTGCACAATTGCGCCAGCAACGTATGGACTGGTTGTGTTTGGCAATTCGGCTGGCGGCGGGGAAGGATTGACGGTGCCGCTCAGCAGCGTGGCGATGACCAAATTGCTGATGTTGTTGTTTACAGCCGTGACTTGGTAAAGATAGCCGTTGATGAAAACATTTTGTGGCAGCGGGCCGTTATACGGCGCTTGAATATTGATCGTCACCGACTGGCCGGGAGTCGGCACTACGAATTGACCAATGTTTCCAGCAATCGTTGTGGCAATGATGCTGTCATTGGTCTGACCTGCATAAAATGGACTTCCTGGCACCGGCAGAGTTGGAAAAGGCGCCCCAACAAATTGAGTGACGGTGTACGAATAATAAGCAAGCGTTTGACCCGACACTGCGGGATAAGTTGCGGACAAGGTTATGTTGGCAGTCCAATCCTGGACAAGGTTTTTACCGCGCACATACACAGGCCCAACGACAGAAGTGGCGTCCACAACGTATCCAAGGAAAGCCGAGTTTACCACAACATTTTGAGCGCCCAAAACAGTTTTCCCAACACGGTGATCGCCAACGTTGGTCAAGGTGAGTGTCGCGCCAGTTGCCGGTGACAGCGTGTACAAATCCATTTTAGGATCAGCGCTCAGGCTCGCCTCTGGATTGGCACTGATGACGACAGGGAAGTCCGGCCCTTGTGTGTAAGGCGCGCTCAACTGGATTTCCACCGTTCCGCCCACTGCTGACGGTGCGACAAACGCTGATAAGGTGGTGTACAACTGCGGCGCATATTGAAGCGACCTCCGCGTAATCGTCGGGGTGTTTCCGTCGAAGAAAATGGGCACGCTCACGCCATCATTCCAAATCAGCCATCGTTCAGACTGCCAAAGCCACGCAATCGTGTTTTGCGGCGGGTTGGGGTCTTGTGGAATCGTCTGCTCAATAACCGTTGCCGTGGTTGCCGAAGGAATTATTTGAAACAGCCGCCCGCCAAGCGCAACGCATACCGATTCCGGCCCGGTGTCCGGCTTGTAATACGAAGCGCCTTGAAACAACAGTGGCGGCAGTGGGGTTGCAAGGGCAATCTCCTGATACGGCGAGCGCGGGGTGATAAACGTGCCCCGCAAAGTGCCGTTGATCAGTGTGGCAAGCTGATTTTTTGGGAGCAGTAACGGCGCAACCCCGCCATTGACGCCAGCCTCGAAAGAAAGGAATCCATCGTAAATGTAGTTGGAAGGTGGCGACGGCATGTCACGCGATTTTAACAGCGAATAATTCTGCGGCAATTACCTCCACGCTTCCAGCGGTCGGGGCCGTGTCAATAACAACCTGCAAATTGACAAAAGTTGGGCCGGTAACGATCACGGTTGCTGGCGGCATCGTCGGCGTCTCAAGGGTGCCCGATTGCGTTGTGAAGGCCGTTGACGCGCCGACGCGAGGACGCACGATCAGCGTGTTCGCGAATGATGAAGCAAACGAACCTACAAATACAAAGGCGATATTGCTCACGCCGCTCCCGGTCACTGGGAAAGTTGCGCCGACGCAGTTAATATTCACCCAGCCAAATAACAAATATGTGCCAGCCAGCGGCAATGTGATCTGAAGCGGCACCGCGCCAATGGTGATATTGGCCGGTGACGTAGTGATTGCATATCCTGACCCGGCGTTTGCGCTCAGGTATTTCGCCATCTGCGTGCCGCTCACGTCCCCGGTAATTCCCGGCCCAAATCCCGACGCGGATACTGCGCCAACAGGAAGCACAATCGAACCGGCAGGAAATGTCCCGGACTGCGAATCTCCAGGCAGCAACAGCGGAGTCAAAGTCAACCCGGTTAAACTGGATGCGGAGACAGAAAACGTGCCGTAAAGCGTTCCGCCGGTCGGCGAATAGATCACCACGTACTTTGGGCCAATTCCTCCAGTGACATTAAGACCAAACACGGCGGCGCTTCCAGAACTGTTTGCGGCTGGGATGGCAAATGGAGCAGAGAGGGTTGTCGCGCTGCCGAAACTGGAATCGTTACCGCTGCCGGATGTCACCAGTGCCCCTGACCCAATGGTGCCGCTTGCCGTATCCGAAGGAAACCCAAGCGCCATCACCGTCAGTGAGTTTGAGGATGGAACTGCCGTGACTACGGCGTTGATGCGTTGCGTAGCGTTGGCGATGAAAACTTGCTGATCAACCGCGAAGGCGGCGGAGGATCCGACACTTATCGTGACGGAACTTGCGATGTTGAAAGGCGATGTTGTTTTGGTGAATCCAAGAGTGGTCAAGGCGGCTACATTGCCAGTCCCAGGCACAACCAAATATCCGACTGGCACCACTGCCCCAACAACCAAGTCGCCGGCAAATCCTAAATAGGTCAGCGTTATCGAAGTGGGACTGTTGACCGAGTAAACTGAGAAATTCGCGCCCGTGGCAGATGACAGTCCAACGAACACATTCTGGCCTTCAACGAAAGATGAACTTTGGTTTACGCTGACATTTACATTGGCCGCCACAGCAGGGATCGTGAACGGGTTGGTTACTGCCGCATACGCGCTCAACCCAGCCACGCCAGGGATCGCTACATTTTGAGGGACTGTTGAACAAGGGACACAGGGCGATGTAGCTGGCATAAAATCACTATTCCTTTGACTTCAAACAACTTTAACGATACCTATTCCGATAACGCACCTCACGCGCAATGGCAAGAACTATCCGAAAATACGGCATGGACTGGGACGCTGAGCGTTTTTACGACCCGCTGGAAATCGAGATGTACTGCTTGAGGAAGGGAGGCAGGTTCACGCTGAAAGGCATTGAGTTGGGCAATGGGATGATGTTCCATTGGAAGGCCGCCGAATCCCTGCTATGGCCGGAGGACGATCATCACCGCTGGTCTGACTTGTTTCTGGAGAATATTTTGGCGCACAAATGCATTGGTGGAATCGGGCCGGCCAACGCCAACAAAACCTATCGGCTTGGGAAATGGATATTGCTGGACTACTGGCTGTTTCCCACTGCCACGCTCAGCATCGTTTCATCGACGGACGTTCGCGGCTTGGAACTTCGCGTATGGGGCAAAATTAAGGAGCTTTTCAACAGGGGCAACGAGTACCGGGAGCGCGTCGGTTCACCTGACATGCCAGGCAACGTGCTGGACGGATTTAAGTGCATCACCACTGATTCGCTTGATGAACACGACAAGAAGAAAAAAGCCCGCGTCCTGACCAAAGGGATCATCTGCATTCCGTGCATGTCCAACGGCAAGTACGTCGGTCTTGGAAAATACGCGGGGGCAAAGCAAAAGCGCACGCGGCTTGCCGCGGACGAAATGCAATTTATGGGGCCTTCGCACTTGGATGCTTACGGCAATTTCGTTCAATCTCCGGGTTTCAAAGGTATCGCCATCGGCAACATCAGTCTTGAGCCGAACGATTGTCTGCATCGGTTTTGTGAGCCAAAGGAAGGGTGGGACAATCGCCCTGAGCCATCTAAAACGGACGTGTGGGCCACAAAATGGATGGATGGGGTTGCAATCAATTTCGTCGGCTCGGACTCCCCCAATTTTGATTATCCCGACACCGAGCCAATCAAATATCCGTACATGGTCAACCGCATCGGGATGCAGGAGGTTGAGGCGTTTTACACGAAGGACAGCTTCCAATATTTGCGCGACTGCATTGGCGTTTATCGCTCCAGCATGATGTTCAACCGCTTCTGGACGCCCGAATTTTGCAAGCAACACCGCGCGCACGACTTGGCGATTTGGGATTCAACGGAACGCACCAAAGTGGCGTCGATTGACGCGGCGTACGGCGGCGTCGGCGGCGACCGCTGCGTTTTCCGTGAG